CCCTGGCTCATCATATCGTACGTCTCCAAAACGGAATCCACGTCGGATCCATGGATACCGATCGAAACACGCATGAAGAGATACTGGGGTGTTTCGATCAACTTACCTTCGACTCTCTGGAGATACCCCTTTTCCAGGGTTTTCAGGCCGAAGTATCCGAAATCGAAATCACGGTCCGATTTGATGCTTTCCTTGACCCGCTGTGCGACGTCGACAACTTCGTCGGTGATGACCCCCGCCTTTTGAAGCTTTCGCATGGCGAGGTGAAAGTTGTTGGGACACACCTTCTGGATGTTACTGGCGGTGATCCGGGTTGCCAGTATTTCATAATCAGGGTCAATGGTTATCATTCCTATGCAGGTCTCGGCGCTGAGCACGTCGATCTCTTGTGCCGTGATCTGATCGTACATACTTGAGAAGACCTGCTGAGCCACTTTGGATGAATCACAATTCACCGAGAGTCCATTGGAGAGATTCTTGATCCTACTGGTAACATTGTCAAACTTCATGTTTTCAGTACGACCTGAGCGTTTAATGACTCTCATTATATATATACTTTGGTCAATTTTTTTAAGTTACTTCATGCATTTTTCAACGTCGCCACTCCTCACGGTGGCGGGACCGAGGGTTTCAAACCGACGATCCGGTTGAGTCAGGTAGGTATTCACGTAATACGGTCCAATTTCACCGGGCTTACTGACGGGTGGGTAAGACGCGATGAAGCAGGTTGGTGATTTGCAGGCGATGTCGTCGACGCTGTTGGGTTTGGAGTCGAAGCTGGAAAAGTCGACTGGGTTCAGAGGCGTCATTTTATTTAATAGATGTCAACATTTTTTTTGTTCGGTTATATTAATAATATGCTGCACCTCAATTCCATGAAGCAGACGGAAACCCCTCTCAACAAACTGTTTTTCAGCACCTTCAACAAGGACCTGATCCAACGTGGTATCCGACAAACTTTCAGAATGCGGAGCGGTATAGCCATAGATTACCAAAACCCCGACGATCTCTACTCCATAATGCGGGCCACGTTCATCAGCAACTCCGGTGACCACTTCAACGACGTAGAGGCGCAGGTGAAGAATATGAACATTCACGTGATCGAAACGTCTCTATCACAGATCCAGACCGGCGTTTCCCAGTTTATGACTTACGCTAAAGAAATCGACACGATTTCTCAACCAATGGACCGACCGGTGAACACCAGTACGGCCGGGAAAAAACTTCCCAGGAATCAAATCGGAATCAATTAAAGAGTGCGGCCTAAAATTGTATAAGATATGAGCTTGAATTATTACAAATACGAAACGGAAAAAGTATGCAAGGACAAGGGGTGGGACAGGGCTCCGGTCGATACCGTTTGGCTTCTACTCACAGAGGAAGTTGGCGAACTCGCGTCCGCCATCCGTCAGTACAAGAGACACTTCAAGAAGACAAACCTGAAGAAGGACCGTGGAACAGATGTGATGGCTGAAATGGGAGACGTGTTCAGTTACCTATTTCAACTGGCGTGCATGTTGGGTGTGGATCTCGACCAGATGTGGGACTATCATCAGTCAAAGGTTCACACTAAAAAATATAATCTAGGATAATCATAAGAATGCTCGACGAGAAGGATTCAATTAATAAGATAAACCGGTTTGTCTCCGAGCCACCAGGAGCGTGGAGAATGACGGACAGGACCGAGATCGAAGAGTATTATGATAAGGATTCCATAACTCCGAAGCGACCGAGTGACCGCGAACAGGTCATCCTGGATAAAATCGCCGTGGCGGAAATACACAAGGTTGAGATGAGTCCGTTCTGTGAAACGAACCTGTGCACCAAGCAGAGTGATCAGGCGTTTATGAATAAAGTTGTTCACCCTCGACGCAACATAGATTATGGAATACCGTGCAAACCCAAGGTCAGCGTTGGAGTGTCGAAGAAGATGGCGTACACGGTTCCTGATTCAATGAAGATCGGTCTCGTGACTATCATTCTTCTGATGTCAGTGTACGCATTACGGAGGTAAAATACTCCAGGCGCTTCTTCGAAATGCAACCCTGCACGGCGGCGTGGATAGACTTTTTGCAAAACTGTGTAATGAAATCCACCTGCCAGTCGCAATCCATGTCGATTCGGGGTGGTTGAAAAGTAGGGTCTAAGATTTTCGTGGCGTTTATCAACCGGACGTAAAACCGAGGTTCCTGACTTCCCGTATACAGGGTGTGCTCCAGCTGTAGTTCAGCCATGCGCTGGCGCACTTCCAGCGTTTTCACCACCATAGCGTCCAGAAACTTGTAATAATCGGCTTTACACTTGATACGAGTCCAACCGAGAGGCTGAGTGTTGAGATAATCGGTGAAGGTGGTGTACTCACGCTTCTTCTTGCTCCATGTTTTATAGACAATTTCGACATAATCACCATCGGAATCGATGTCGTGCACATGGGTCGCGGATATCAAGGTGTTTAAAGAAGACATATATTTTAAAAGCAAATATTTTCTTTAACTATATTAATGGCCACAGCAGCACTGATCGCCGTAGGATTGTGTTGCTCACTCCTCTCAGCGGTCACGGTGAAAGGTGCGTCTTCTAACCCCGAAATCGTGGGAAGGTTGAAAAAGATCTTACCGGAGGGTGCGGCCGATTTTATAATGGACGCGAAAAAAGATGAGTACGATCCCCTCCAGGATGGAGAAGATGAGCTACAGGCGTATCGCAACGAACTCTCCGCGCTATACAAAGAGGAGGAATCCCGACAGGACATTTACGACATGCAAAATGATAATAAAGCCGAGGATATGGCGGCGCTCATCCAACAGAGGAGAGGAAGAAAGTTCAGGTATTTCACTAAGAACACTCAGTGCGCCGCGAACATTTACAAATTCCCAGATCCCGTCGATTGTGGCAAAGGTGGAGCCATCACTGGGTTCAAACTCCTTCCATGTGGTTCGGATTTGTACAAATACGAATACACGTGTCTCGGGGGTATCTCTACGAATACAGACGGGGAGGTTACCGAAACACCAGCCGTCACACGCACCGATCTGGGCGGCGACAAGGTAATGGACGTGAAGATAGATTTACGCAGTTTATATAGACACAATGTGCGCTGCGACGTGGGAGGGACGAACCGATTCGATAACACGGGCGTGGACGGCGATTCAGAGGAGGACATAAAGCGAAAACAGGAAAGGGCCAACTACACGTCCAAGGGTGATACCCCACTCAACAGTTTCAGATACGAATACAAGGAGGTTCCCGGTAATAAATATAAGAACTCGACCAAATACATATACAAGTGCCTGGACGAGTACACCAGTGGGAAATGCCTACCCCCAAGGACAAGTGTAAATATCGCCGCGCTCAAACCCGAGAATTTGGTGTCGGCCAGCGATGGACTCCAGTCTTTAGAAGTAAAGTGCCCCACTAATCACGTCATCACAAGATTTCAACTGAAGTCCGGTGGAAAAACACGTAAATACAAAGAGACCAAAGAGCAGCGCGAGAGATTAAACGCAGAGATAAAGAAAGAGACGGCGCAGTTACAAGTAGAGATCAAAGATCTCGAATACCAACTGGATAGGTTGTCTGACGAACCCGAGGTTGTACAAATGGAGGTGTACAATAAGCTTAATCTCGTGAAGACGAAGCTCGTCGCAGCAGAGCAGAGGGTTAGACAGGCACAAAACTCTGAAAAAAAAGTAGGCGAGGAAATCGAAATTCCACCGTTTCCTTTGCCCGGCGAGGAAGGTGTGTATAAATATGAATATACCTGCTGCGAAATGAAACCCTAGGGAAATCGATTGTACCCAAAAAAGTAAAATGACCAATTACGAAGCGATCGCCAATAACAGCTTTTCGTATCTCCTCACACTGGATGACATACGAAAAGACCTTTCCGATCTTTACGACAAACCCTCTTGGGTGAAGGTCACGACCATCACGATGGTCTCCAACTTCGCACAGAACATAGACATCAAGAAGCTCAAGTGGGCGTTTGAGAAGATGGGCTCGTACAAAATGCGCCGCACCGGAAGCACCGAAGGTGGTTTCGAGTGGACAGTCAAGCCGACCACATTCTACAATCAGATCACACTGACGTACCAAGACGCCTACAGCACGAAGAGCGTTAAGCTATTCCCGAACGGATCCCTTCAAGTCGCGGGCTGCTGTGACCTGTTCGACTGCAGACGCATCATCGCACAAGTGACCCATATCCTGAGAACATTCCTGGATTTGAAGGTCGACCTTCCGATCGATTCGTTTCGCGTGGTGATGATCAATTCGAATTTCAGCTTAAATTACGACATCAACCTGAAAAAGGTCTATGAATGGTTCGCGGCGTACGGTGACGTTTTCAGTGTCAGTTTCGAGCCGGATAAATACAGTGCTGTGAAAATTAAGTTTAAGCCCAGTGAAGATATGAAGATGATTACCACCTCGATCTTCAGCACAGGCAAAATTATCATCACAGGAGCAACTACCTTGAAGGAGATCGCGTTCGCCTATAACATCATCAACTCACACATAAACGAGAATGACGAAATTCGAGTGTCTCCCACACAGGAAAAAGACCTATTCGGCGTCTATCTCGGATACAAGGTGGATGACATGATTAAACACCTTCGCGACAAAGGATTTGAATCCTGGATGTACACGGTCACTAATGATAGAATTAATTTCTGATGTTATAATAATAATAAAATGTCCCAGCGTCTCGGTATGGCCGATGGTCGGTGTTTTACCGTTCAATCTTCAGCGCAGCTTCTGAATAATCACATCATGAAATCCAACGGCATCAGCCTCGAGGATAATTACTCCTTCCGCCAGCTTCTTCAAAAGCAGGGACCAACCGTCATGGATCCGGTGCAGGCGCAGCAGGGCTCTGGAAAGTGCATCACATGCGACACGCCCCTCCTCAAGACACCATCCGCGTACTAACTTCAAAAAAGTAAAATTAACGTACAACAAGTACAATGCAGACATGCAGTATATGTCTCAACGAAGTCCGGCCGACAAGAAACAACACTGGACTTCGATGCGGCCATCTGTTCCACACACACTGTCTCGAGGAATGGAAAAAAAGGGGAAAAAATACGTGTCCAATGTGTCGGAAGGTATTCGACACATCGAAGTTCAGGGTCACTGTTCAGATACAGAATAACGTCACAGAGGTTGTAGACACTGTGACGTTGAATCAGGAATCCGTGTTTGACGTTTTAGATTTATTCGACATAAACTTTGATTTTGAAGATCTCGTGGATCTAGATTCGCTTCTTTCCGACCTTGGTGTGAGTCGGACCGACCTTGATTCCTCTATTTTTGACACAGAATGAGCTGCAGTACTTCTCATAACTCAGGCTGGGGTAATTCCTGGACGCCTTCCTCGGATCCCTGATCACCTTACCCGTCGCGTCCGTCAGGAGAGGACCCGTGGCCCAACCGCGCTTGTGACTCCAGATATTACTTTTGAATATTATACGTTTACCCACCTTAAACGGACCGGCACGCTTGATCCGGGATTCGGGTACTTTGAAGAATTTGGCGACAGATTTTTGGGTGTCACCTTTCTTCACCTTGTATTCGATAACGCCGTGTTGTTTGTAGAAGTGAAAATCACCTTGGCGGATGTAATTCGTAGGCCGACCAGGCGAGACAAACATCATCATTTTGTAGTAGTTTTTCTTGCATTTTGTGGAGGCGTTCGTCTTATAGACCTTTTTCGGGTTGTCCGAAATAACGCGACGAGGAAGATCTGTGCAGTGGGTGTAGTTGTGAGAGATGCTACTCAGGCCGGAGCGGTCTCCTGGTATGGATTTCTGCCACCGGTACGCCTCGAAATCGTTGATGGCGTACGCGTAACAGTTGTTGTTACCAACCCCCTGTTTGGACCCCCACCTCCTATTGGTGAACATTTTTTCGGACCCACTGAGGGGGAGAGCCTTGGTTTTCATCCTTATATTTACCCAGGAAAAAAATATTGTAACATAATAAAACCATGCTCCAGGAAATCTTCACCAAGACCCGAAACAAGTCCGAAGTTGTCAAGGAAATCCTCGTCTTCGTGCTCAATCTGCTGATTTCTACATTCATCCTCCGCCTCGTGTGGAACCGTAGTCTGTCCAAGCACATCGACATTCTCAAGCCCATCAAGTCGCTACTTGACGCGTTCATCCTCTCCCTCTCCATTCAGGTTGTCCGTGGTATCTAAAACTCTTTGAAACCGACGGTTTCCTCACCAGAGGCGTCTACAGTCGTAGGGAATGCGTCCATTCCAGGACAATCCTCCGAGTCACAGTCGACGAAGGTGAAAGACATACCCGCATCCTTGAAGTAGTCTAACTGCTTACGAGTCCATCCACAACCCATGGTCCCGTAAACGGTGTAGCCACCACCCCCTCCCCCTGACGAAGTCTTCCTGCTGCGCATTAGGATGAGTAAGATAATTATTATCGCTATCACTGCGATGACGATGAACATATTATAGTATCTACAAACAAAAATATTTTAAGATATTATATATGACATTCGGTATCAAAGTCAGAAAATATCACAACTATGTCTCTAAATCGAAGATAAACGACGTCTCAAAAAAAGTGAGGAATGGTAAGATGACTGAGAGTGACGGACTTAAACAGATTTACAACGCCGCTAACGTCAGGTACAGGACGAACTATAGGAGCTGGATGCTTTCGACTGTACCCAGGGCTTTCGGTAGCAACTACGTCACGCGACCCCAGTTCAGAAAGAAGATCAATTCTATCATCTCCCAGATGCCGATTCAACCTCCATGTATCGGTCAGGGTAGAACAAACAAATCAAAAAATAGAGAAGCCACGATACGAATGACCGGTCGAGTCGTGCGTTCTACAGCTGGGGCGGTCCTCGGTGCGGGTGGAACCGCCGCTCGAACCGTGGGGTACGCAGGCGCGACCGCCGTAAAAGCTGGTGGGAATGTGGTTCGCGCCCTCGGCACGCGTCGTCGCGTCACCACGACGAAAAAGGGAAGATCTTCGCGTCCTCCCAACAGGTACGGATATAACAATGGCATCAATAGAACTTAAAATATTTTTAGATTATATACGATACGATGGTCAAGGTAGAGGATTATAGAAAATTAATCCCGGAGGGGAATTATATCAGGATCATAAACCGACGAGAAAGCAAGAATTCTAAAATTGCGAGATTATATAAAGCGGCGCAGATACATTATATTCAAAAACAAGAAAGGCTTTACAAAGAAATAGCTAAGGCTTTTGGGATTGGTGTGACACAAGGTTTTAGGGCCAGGACAACAAAAGGGATGAAAAAATTAGTGGAGGAAAAGATTATCGAGAATCCATCCAGAGCCGCTCAAAAGATTGTTGATATATTACAAGTTTTTCCTACCGCTCCACCTTGTCCCGTTATAAACCAGACAAGACAGTGTCAAGTTTCTACGGTAAGAATCGCTAGAGGTTTATTACTGCCTAACAAGGGGGGTCCTCGGATGCTTCCAAAAACGCCTAATTCAGCAGTTTACTCTACACCAGTGACCCCCAGAACACGGCAAAGACGAAATCTATTAAATGCCGCTGTATCTCAGAGGACGAGGGCGAAGACAAAAAAATAGTGTTCCATTTTTGTCAGACACGATTGTATTTGAAAAAAAAAGATTAATTACATACCTAATTTAAAAGTGAACCGACTCTCTTTTAAATTAATTTCTACATTTCCTCTTCCTCGATCTCATCAACGTCGTCGTCGACATCTTCGACCACCTCCTCGGGGAAGGTGACGCCCTTGAAGGCGAACGACGGAAGTTTGGCGGATTGCTCGAAGAGCGCTTGTTGAAGACGGATGGTGACTCCGAACTTGTTGTCGATGAACCAAATCTGGCTGAGGTCGACGATCGCACAGACCTTCTGACCCTTCTCGACTGAATCCAGTTCGACTGGCAACTTCTGCATGGAGTAGCACTCGGGAACGAAACCTCCATCGGGCTTCGCGAGAATCTTTAGCTTGATAGTCGGCGCGTACTGTTCCTTACCGGGCTTGACGATCGGCTTGTAGAGAGCCTCCTTGAGCACAGCCTTGTTAAACTCCTTACCGAGCCACTCCTTAGAGTTAGTGGCGACAGTGTCTACGATGATGTCGTCGAGTTCTTGAAGCTTCTTGTGAAGCTCCATGGCCTCGGTGTTTTCGGGGTCAAAGGAGAGATCGAGTGAGTAAGAAGTTCGGCCGGTACCTTCGTCGGTGAAGGCGCTCAGACCGTACGGTGAGCGCAAGAAAGGGAATTGAACGTAAATTTTTTTGTTGTCACCCGCGTTCAGGTACACTGATTTTCCTCCATTCTTGTTCCTACGGAACTTCGAAAATTGGACGGCGGTGGGGTTAAATTCGTTGAAATCTTGGATAGTGAGCGACATGGTTGTTTAGTGGTTATATATATTAGTGCTCCGATATCTTTAAGTACTTTAACCCTGTCCGTCATACCGACTAATACCTCCTTTATTCCCCGACCCGTTACACCAAGCTGAACGCGTCCCCTGCGTTCCACCACACCATTTAGAGTTACTGCAACACTGTCTCCCCGGGCATCGCTTATTATTATTTCCATACCGACCACACCTCCCGTTCGTCGAGGGATTCGAGACCGGAGCCGGAGCCGGGGCGGGGGTCGGATTAACACATTCTTCCTTGCATGCACTTTTAGCTTGGGTCGTCGTACACAACTTTTTCCTGCAGTCCGAAGTCTTTGTATTTATCAAATCCTTACAGTAATTGACGTAGTTATCAGAATGTGTGCCCACGTAAGTTTTCTTAGTGTTAAATGGCTCGAACATACACCCGTCGGTCGGTGGAGCCGGAGCCGGAGCCTGGGTGGTGGTAGTGAGAGCCGTAGCAGGTGGGGGTTTCAAAAGTTCTTCTATCGTCTTGCAATCGGTGTTACCAGCTTCACACTTGTAAAAATATTCACGGTTCGACGCTGTTTTTTCATTGGACTTATGTATGGATCTCTTAGCCCAGCACAAGTTGTGACGCGTGTCAAAAACAACTGCTTTACAGTCAGACTGATCCGCACATTTGTCGGTGCATATTTTTGTCCTTTCCGCTTTTGTACCCCGGAGTTTCGGACTTGAATTCTTGTGAAGATGAAACCCCCCACCACTAAGATCTTTTTTCTTAACTATACCCCATAACAAAACGTCCGGAGCCGGGGCAGGGGCAGGGGGGGAAGGAGCCGGGGCAGGGGGAGAAGGAGCCGGGGCAGGGGGAGAAGGAGCCGGAGCCGGGGCAGGGGCCGGGGCCGGGGTCGGGGCCGGGGTAGGGGCAGGGGGAGACCGAGCAGGAGCCGGAGCCGGGGCAGGAGCCGGGGCAGGAGCCGGGGGTAAGGATCCGAATTCGATTAAATTGGCTGAAGGGGTATCCACCGAGCAGGGTTTGCCATTATCAGGGTCAAACGGAGAGCGCCCACATTTGTCTTGCACTTTTGGCTTTTCAACACGAGCGGTCGACACCTTGGTATCTCCCGGTGCAGGGTCTTCCGTCGGTTCAGGTTCCGCGGTGACAACCAGCTCATCCAGACGAATCTGTGGTTTGATGTTCGCCTCTCTTTCGATTTCCATCTGTCGAATCTTTTCTTTCGACGCAGCATTCTGCTTACTGATGAAAAAAATGACCACCAGGATGAGTAAAAAAACTATCCCACCCAACAGGTTGGCCACCATACTTATTACTAAGTTACTATTTTTTTTCGCCATGACTTTTCAAAAAATTTTAAAAAAAAAAGTCTCTCGATTTTTCAAGACTGAATAATATTTTTTTTCGGTGTTACTTATAAATAACAATGGGCATTTTTAAAGATTGTGGTTGTGGCTGCAATGGTCGCAAACAGGAGGAGAAGCTTATAACTTCCATCATCTCAGGCCTAACCTTTTTTGTCGTGGCCAACCCTGAAACGTTTCGGTTGATGCGCTCCGTCTTCGGTGCTCGCATCGCGACTCCCACTGGGTGTCCGTCCACGATGGGTCTCCTACTCCACACGGTGGTGTTTATCCTCGTGGTTTGGGGTATGATGAACATTCGACAGGAACCCGTCGCCAACAAGAAGAAGGGGAGCTGTGGATGCGGTGGCAAGAAGGGTGAGAAGAAGGTCAAGACCCAACCAGAAATGGTGGATGCTCCCGCACCCCAACCAGGTTTCGCGGATGAACCCATAACCTTAGAGGATAGTGGCGCGGTCCTCGGTTCCCTCGACATTTCACCGCAGGGCACTTTATTCGGATAAAAATCCAGGTATATTCATCGGATCCGCCATGAAAATTTTATTAACTTTTTTTCCACCATGACTTTTTAAAAAAACTTTTTTTTAAAAAGTCATGTAATAATAATATGTCGTTCTTTTACGTAATCGGATTTTTAATCATAATCGCGTGTTCCGTGCGCTCGAGTGAGAAATATTTACCCAAAGACATAAAGTTTATCATTAACAACTTGAAGAACAAAGAGCGCGAGGGTTAAAATTCTTCGTCGAAGCCTATGTCACCCGTGTCGTCATCCATCTTCCCGTAATCACCCACCCTCTTTTCGAAAAAGTTCGTTTTTCCATCGAGAGAGATATTTTCCATGAACTCGAACGGATTTGACGAGTTCCAAATCGCCGGCTGACCGATCGATTTGAGCAGTCTATCGCTCACATATTCGATATACTCATTCATCTTGTCACCGTTCATGCCAATCAGTGCACAGGGAAGCGCGTCCGTGATGAACGCCTTCTCGATCGCAACTGCATCCTTCACGATCGAATGAAGCGTCTCGGTGTTAGGTTTGTGACGCAGGTGCTTGAACAGCTCGACCGCGAACTCCTGGTGAAGACCCTCGTCGCGAGAGATGAGTTCGTTCGAAAAGCATAAACCGGGCATCAGACCCCTCTTTTTGAGCCAGAATATGGCACAGAACGACCCGGAAAAGAATATACCCTCTACACACGCAAAAGCGAAAAGGCGTTCGGCGAAAGGTCGGGATTTTTCGAACCACTTCAGCGCCCAGTCCGCCTTCTGTTTTATACAGGGGACGGTCTGAATCGCTTGGAACAAGTGTTTCTTCTCGCTGCTGTCTTTGATGTATTTATCTATTAACTTTGAGTACGTCTCACCGTGGACCATCTCGTTGTGTGACTGGTACGCATAGAAAGAACGCGCCTCTGAAATTTGAACCTCGTCGGCGAAGTTGTTGTTGATGTTCTCGAAGACTATGCCGTCGCTACCAGCGAAGAACGCGAGGATGTACTTTACAAACTTCTGTTCGTTGGATGTGAGTTCTTTCCAGTCATCCATGTCTTTGCTCATATCAATCTCCTCCGCCGTCCAGTTGCTCATCTGAGCTTTTTTGTAGAGTTGCCACAGGTCGGGGTACTGCAGTGGAAACACAGTAAACCGGTTGAGCGTCTCGGCTAGGATAGGTTCGTACTCGTCCTCCATGAAATCCTGGAAGTTAAAGTACGTCCCGACAAGACTTCCGTCGATACTTATCTGAGGATAGGTGGCAGTCGCTTTACCACACAGGGATTTCAGTTCAGCCCCGTTGACCATTTTCTTTTCAAATTCGAGACCCTCTGACTCGCATAATTTGACTGCATGACCACAGTACTCGCACCCCTCCTTGGAATAAATAGTAACTTTCATCTGTGTGATATGCGATGATAATATTTTGTGAGAAAACTCTAAGCATATGATTGTGCCAAAAGAAATAAACGAAAATGATATAGTGAAAGTGCTAGTAAACGAAGAAGGAATCGAGGAGGAAATGTACGGGGTCGTGGCGATGAACACTGGCCTGACGCTTGGGATGCACTACCTCGAACCCACCGAAATGTTCTACAAGTCAGCGTGTGTCTGGAAACTGAGCACGGAACAGATGACCCCCGCGCCGTACGAGTCGGTGATGGAGCACTACCCGACGGGGACGACCATCGCCGATCTTGAGTTGAAACCTCTGGGAACCAACAGGTTCGTCTACTACTCTGAAATAGATATAGAAGATTCAGACTCGGAGATATACGACGAAGTTGGATCCGGTGATTCGGAATCGGATTTGAGTGGATTCGTCGTGTCAGACAGTGAAATTGGTGGTGTACCGATTGACCACGAATCGATTGATCGAGATTGGAACGAGTGGGAACCCACGACTTCAGGTGGTCAATCTTTTAAGGAGACGATTGATAAAATCGAGGCTCGCGTCAGAACCCTAGGGAACTAGTATATTGGTATAGTACCCAAAAAATGCAACTATCCACAATCTGGTCGCAAGTCGACGCCCTTCTCCCCAAAAAAAAGAATGAAAAGCTGCTAGATGTCAACTTATGCCCGGAATGCGACGCCGTGAAAATCATCAGTCCAGAGGGCCTCCCCGTCTGCTCGGAATGCGGACTCGTCGAGGACAACTACATCGACGAGAGACCGGAGTGGACGAGTGGCATGACCTCAGACGGACGAGTGAGCGACCCGTCGAGGTGTGCAAACCCTAATTACAGTCAGCACCTGTTCAGTCAGGGTTGGGGTAAAGGAACGATGATGAAGGGTAATTTCTCATACGAGCAAAGGCGGATGGCGAAGATCAATTTCCACATGTCGATGAATCACAAGGATCGATCGCTGTATCACGCGTACAAAGACATAGACGAGGCGTGCCACTCTCTCCCCGACTGTGTTCTCAAGGAGGCGAAACAATTTTACAAAAAATTCAACGAAGAGAAGCTGACGCGCGGCGCGGTGCGACTCGGTATCAAAGCGAACTGCGTGCTGCACGCGTGCAGACTCTCGAAGCACCCCCGAACCACTAAAGAAATCGCGGAAATGTTTGGCATCCAACCAAAAGACGTATCCAGAACGACGCAACTATTCAAAGATAAGGTGGAAGCGCACACGAAAAACGTGTTTGTCACCAAAGCCTACGATGTTATGAATCGTCTCCTCAACTCTTTCGAGGTGACCAAGGATGAGAGACTGCAGTGCTTGAAGCTGTGCGATCGCACGGAGAAGTGTGTGAAGCTAATGAGCAAGACGCCGAATTCGGTGGCGTCCGTGATCATTTTCATTGTGATCGGACACCGCGTCACAAAGCAGGAACTGTGTGCAAAGTGCGCAGTCTCCGTTCCAACACTCAATAAAATAGAAATCATAGTCAGAAATTTTTTAGCCGTTTAATATATATGCTTAACAATCTCAAAAAAGTTTTGCTTAAACCAAATAACAAGTCCTGTGCACCAGGCAACCGACTAAAGAAAAAGATGAAGTTGGGTGAGGGGGCCTACGGTCGAGTGTACCGCGGTGCGATAAATCGTAACGGCAGGAAGTTCGTCGCGTACAAAGAGATCAACACGGCGAAGAACACCTTAGGCATGGCGGAATTTGAGTTTAAGGTGGCGCAAAAACTGAAAGCGTTCAAGGTTCCGCAGATGTATCTGTATAAGCGGTGCCGTGACCTAGACATCCTTTACCTCGAATACTTCAACGGTAAAGAGCTCAACGATTGGTGGAACTCACAGATTTCTCTCAAGGCGGCCAAATCGGTACTTTTACAGGTAATTCACACCCTGTATATGATCAATAAGAGGATCCCGGGTTTCCGTCATCACGACCTCCACGGAGGAAATGTCATAATTAACCAGGTTCCAGAGAAGAACTTCACGGTGAATGTCCTCGGAAAGACCTACACGATATCCAACGGGGGTGTGGAGGCGGTCATCATCGACTTCGGACTCGCTCACATGCCGGGCATGATAAACTATTCCATCAGCCGTGGTCAACACGAAGACGTGGGTATTTCGCGGAGTAGTCACAACCTCTACGACCTGCACTTTTTCCTCTCGGCGGTCTTCGCCAAGGTGGAACGTAAGAAGACCGCCACGGACGTCGCGGTGTACAACTTCATCAAGGAACTCATTCCTAACGACGACTACTTCGCGGAGACCAGCAAGGTGACCAAGGAACACAGAATTAGGTTGGGTCTCACCAAAAACCATAACCTCAACCTCCCGTCGTTCACAAAATTCTTGACCCACCCATTCTTCGCCAAGCAGAACAACGGATTAGTGACCGGTCTGGTGAAAGCTTCCAAGGCGTGGCGACCCAGAAAAGACAGTTTCAAGACACCCAAGAAAACCCGATTCGATACACCCCGACCGTCTATGCGTAAGACGTCAACTATTATACCCAGATCCGTCAAGAAAAATACTACACCTGTTCGCCGACCACAGACGGTCGTGAAGACTACTAGAAAACAATCCACGTCGCGACCCAAAACGGCATAACTTAAAGTTTCAGATCGATATTTGATCAATGACGACCAAGGTGTTTTTATCAACCCCGTGTTACGGGGGTCTCTGTCTCGAGAGGTACATGTCCAGTGTGATTAAACTTCAGATGTTGATGTTAAAAGAGGGAATTCACTTGATGATCGACACTACAGAGAATGAAAGTTTGGTCCACCGAGCGAGGAATGTGAGCGTCGGTCGGTTCATACAGAAGACCGAATGCGACTACATGATGTTTATCGACGCCGATATTGACTTTGACCCGGCGGCGGTCGTCCGCCTCGTTCGGTCGGGACACGACCTGTCCGTGGCGTGCTATCCAAAGAAAGTTGTCATGTGGGACCAGGCAGCGTCGGCCATCAAGAACGGTGACGAACGAGATATGGCAATGCTCTCATCCAGCCTCGTGGTCAATATCGGCGCCACGAAACGTTCCATAGAGGATGGATTTGTCGAAGTTTTAGACGGACCCACGGGGTTCATGTGTATTCGTCGCGACGTCTTCAAAAAACTGGAGGAGGCATTCCCGGAGTTATGGTGCAAAAACGACCACCAAAACCGTGACTTCGACGATTACCATGCCTGCTTCGACTGTATGATAGACCCCGAAACCCGACGGTACCTGTCGGAAGATTATGCTTTCTGTCGTAGGTGGCAGCAGACCGGTGGAAAAATATACGCGGACGTGAACACGACCCTCGGGCACGTGGGAAACCTTCCCTTCAGTGCGTGTATGGACTTAAGGGTTTAATGTCTAATTAAAATATGAAGTTGGTCACTATCGCGGTCACCCGTTCCAAATCCTGCCACGTGAAGACACTGCACACAATTTTGAAACTCAACATTCTATGCGTTCAAAATTCTGTGGATCACCAGATCCTCTACTGCCCGGACGACCCTTTCGATAAAGTCTCCATCGTCGAGCGATGCATGAAAACCTACGATCGGATTTTCTTCATAGACTTTGGTATTGGTGTCGACGAGAAATCTCTGCACAAATGCCTGGAGATCAACGACAGTGCGGGACTCGTCGTTTTTCCCGGGGTCAAAGAAGGCATTAACTGGCAGCGGTTCAAGGACAAGGTCAGATCCGATTCGACCGAACCAACGTCGCAGATGGGACTGGAGTTCGACACGGTTCTGGGAAAGAAGACGGCGCCACAGTTTTATCACGTCAGAGACACGGACGCGAAGGTGTGGATGATGGTCCCGAAGACCGTGGTGAAACAGGTGAAGAAAAAGATAAAATTACGACCACCCATGTTCGAGTATCTCAAGGAGCAAGGAGTTAAAATATACGCGTACTCCGGAGCAAAGCTGATCCAGACCTATACCCACGAGTGTGTGAGTAACATATTAAACGCCGCATCTGTGAAATTAAATTAAAGATTAGCTTCGTATTCTAAACATGTCTTCTATACAAAAGGATTCGCCGTTACACAGTTTCGTGGTCAACTACATCCATCGGGTGTGGGGGAGCCGTGACTATTTCCCCGGGCCTCAACCTGTTTCTATAGAGCGACGCCATTTCCCAATCCTCAAATCGAAGGAGTATGTTGTTTGTGAAAAGACCGACGGTGAGCGTCAAATGCTCGTCGCGCTCATGTTTGAAGGGAAGAAAAAGTGCCTTCTCGTGAACCGCTCTTTCAA